ATATGATGAGGCTGATACATATCTTCCTGGTAAGTCAGGTACAGCGGCTTTTCTAATTAATGAGCACCAATATAAAGCTAATTTTAGAATAGATAAAGAGATAAACATAATGAGTTTAATTAATAATTTAATAAATAATAAGTAAATGGAAGCACCAAAACAACCAAACATTGATTTAAAATCAACTGAAGGAATGAAAAACGCTGAAGGCGGAAGTATATTCAAATCAGGAGTTATTTTAAGAAAAATTTCTAAATTTGTAGCAGGAACAGATAATGATGCTATAATGCCTATTCCAATTTTCTATGACCCATCAACTAATAAAATATTAGGTGAAGGATTACCATTGGAATTAAGAGATGAACTTAAAGACGAAATAGTATAATGAAAAATATTTTTGATTGGCTTAAACAAATTAATTCAATCAAATCTGACCCAGACTCCTTTTCTGATAAAGATTGGGAAGTCTGGAACAGTTATATGGTTCATAGGTTTATGTCTATGAACCCTAACTATTTAGATTTAGTAAATGAGGCACAGCAAATCCTCCCTCAAAATAAAGAACAAATTTATAATATTTATAGGGAATATATTCCTAAAAACAATAAATGGAATAAATATATTAAATCAACGTTAAAAAAACGTAATAAAGAGTTAGTAGAACATTTAAGTACATACTGGGAATGTTCACAAACTGAAGTAAGAGATTACTTGAAATTTTTGGATAATGATGAAATTATTCGTATATTGACCAGTATAGGATTTGAAACAAAAGAAATTAAAACCCTAATAAAATGAATATAGAAGTGTACAACTTTTTAAAAGCGCAAGCAAAAGCTGATAAAGCTAAAGCACTTGCAAGTATTAAATTATTAACCGCTCACCCAGCAGGAATTGGAGACCATTCGACAAAAGACTATTGGGATAATTGTGAGGAAGCATTAAAATTACTTTCATCAGCACATGAAAGATTAGAGATGTTGGACAAATATTTTAATAAACAAGAACCATTGTAAACCAAAATTAAAAAATAAAGTTATGAGCGATTCAGTAAAAAAGTATCATGAAATAGTTACCCAAGGTACTAAAGTATCAGAAGCAGTTGAAGTATTTGAAAATGAATACCCAGAATTATCTGAGGAATTTAAAAGAATAACTGAAGAAATGTATGAAATGTTTGCTCGTAAGCATATGGATTATGGTTTAAATAATATTGCTTTAGGAGGTGATATTATAAATAATAAAGATGATAAAAAATTCTCACTAACTGGTTTATGTATTAGACTTACAGATAAAATCTCACGTCTTAAAAATTTACTAATTAATGGGAGATCATTTGTTAAAGGTGAGGGTATGGAAGATACATTTATTGATATTGCCAATTATGGAATAATCGGTCTTTTAGTAGGTCGAGATAAATGGAAAAAATAGTTTGGCTAAAAAATTACCATCTATTGTTAAGGAGATTAGAAATAATCCTCCCCAACCAATAAATTTTGCATTTCAAAAGAATATCTCATATTCTCAAATGTCAATTTTTAGGGGATGCCCTCATAGGTGGAAATTACAGTATAAGGATAAAATAAAGAAATTTACATCTTCAATCCATACTGTATTTGGAACAGCTGTTCATGAAGCAATGCAACATTATTTAGACGTAGCATATGATAAATCATTTGCAGCTGCTGATAGAGAAATTAACATACAGGAATATTTTCAAGAAAAATATATAGGTGAATATCAAACCCAATATAAGAAAAATAATAGCTCTCACTTTTCTGATGCAGCCGAAATGAGAGAATTTTTTGAAGATGGAGTAGCTATATTAGAATGGTTTAAAAAGAAACGTAGTGGATACTTTAGTAAAAAAGGTACATTTTTAGTTGGTTGTGAAATACCGATTGTAATTCCGCCAAATAAAATGTATAATAACGTATTATACATGGGGTATTTAGATGTTGTCACATACCATGAAGCAACAGAGACATTTAGGATAATCGATATAAAAACCAGTACTAAAGGATGGAATAAATTTGCTAAAGCAGACGAAGATAAACAATATCAGCTATTATTATACAAGCAATACTTTTCAGAGCAATATGGAATACCATTAGATAAGATTGAAATTGAGTTTATGATATTAAAAAGAAAAGTGTTAGATTGGGATGATGATAAAATTATGTCACCTCATCAAGCATATAGAGTGCAACAATTCACACCTCCTAGCGGTAAAATTAAGTTAGGTAGAGCTAAAAAAGCAGTGAATGATTTTATACATGAATGTTTTACCTTTGATGGAGGTATTAAAGATAAAATTTATCCAAAAACTCCATCAAAATGGACTTGTAATTTTTGTCCATTTAAAGAAGAACAAGAACTATGTGGAGCTGGTTTAGATTTTGCGTAGTTTAGAGAATATTCATATATGTATAGACAAATATAACGTTATTAAAAAATAAAAATTATGTCACAAAGTAAAAAAATGACACTAACAAGTGTTAAAGTCCAAAGCCAGTTATTTGAAAATTTTAAAGTAGAATGTGTGAGACGAAAATTCTCATTCCAAAAACTTGCCGACCGTAGTTTATTTTTGTATCTTACAAACGAAGATTTCAGAAAACAAATTACAAATCAAACCAATATTGAAATATAAAAATTAATGAACATGAATAAAAGTTTTGAATACCTTCCTAAAAATAAAAGGAAGAAATTAGTCCTTATATGTGATGATATTAGAGTACATTCAGGTGTAGCTACAGTTGCTAAAGAAATTGTAACTCATACTTGTGGTCATTTTAATTGGGTAAATATAGGAGGAGCAATTAACCACCCAGATATAGGTAAAGTATTAGATTTATCAGCAGAATGTAATAAACATGCTAATATAGAAGATTCTGATGTTAGAATTTACTGTGTAAATGGGTATGGTAAAGATGATGAAATTAGACAAGTGTTAGAGGTTGAAAAACCAGATGCCTTAGTATTATTTACTGATCCTAGATACTTCCAGCATGTATTTAATATGGAAGATGATATTAGAAAAAAATGTCCAATAGCATATATTAACATTTGGGATGATTACCCAGCACCAAGATATAATCAAGCATTTTACGAGTCTTGTGATCTATTAATGGGTATTTCAAAACAAACTAAAAATATTAATGAATTAGTATTAGCTGATGTAGATACTAGTAAAAAAGTTTTTAGATATATTCCACATGGTTTAAATCATAACGATTATTTTCCAATTGATAGAGATCATGATGAATATAAAGATATGAAAATATTTAGAAATAATCTATTTAGAGGAGATGATGTTGATTTTGTTATGTTTTTTAATTCAAGAAACATTAGACGTAAACAAATCCCAGACACAATGTTAGCTTATAGAGCGTTTTTAGATACATTACCTCAAGAAAAAGCTGATAAATGTAGGTTTATATTACATACTGAAGTTGTTACAGACGCAGGTACAGATTTAGAATCAGTTAGAGAATATTTATTTGATGAAAAGTATCCTAAAGCATGTATATTTTCACTTAATAAGTTAAATAGGAAAAATTTAAATTATCTATATAATGTAGCAGATGTGCAGGTATTATTAACATCTAATGAAGGGTGGGGATTAACAATTACTGAAGCAATATTATCAGGTACTCCTATTATAGCTAATGTAACAGGTGGAATGCAAGATCAAATGAGGTTTGTAGATAATGAAGGTAAATGGTTTGAACCATCACCTGAAGTTCCATCTAATCATAGAGGTACTTATAAAGAGCATGGTGAATGGGCATTTCCAGTTTATCCAACAAGTAGATCAATACAAGGATCACCTCCAACACCTTATATTTTTGATGATAGATGTAAGTGGGAAGATGCTATGGAACGAATTAAAGAAGTTTACAACTTATCCCCAGAAGAAAGACAAAAAAGAGGTTTAGCAGGTAGAGAATGGGCTATAAGTGATGAAGCTGGATTTACAGCTGAAAGACAAGCTGAAAGAGTTGTTGAGGCATTTACTGAATTATTTAAAGTATGGGAACCTAGAGAGGATTTTGAAATTGTAAATGCAACTGAATACAAAGGTAAATTATTAAATCATAAAATTTTATATTAATGAAAAAACCAAGTTTTTATATAAGTTGCCCTTTTGACACATATAGTGGTTATGGGGCTAGATCAAGAGATATTGTTAAATCAATTATCGAGTTAGACAAATATGATGTTAAATTATTAAGTCAAAAATGGGGTAATACGCCTTTTAATTTTACAAAAGATCATGAAGATTGGTCATTTTTAAATGAACTTAGAGTACAAGGAGTAGCTCAGGGACAAAAACCAGACATTTGGATGCAAATTACAATTCCAAGTGAATTCCAACCAATAGGTAAATTTAATATTGGCTGTACAGCTGGTATTGAAAGTACAGGGTGTGATCATACTTGGATTGAAGGTTTAAATAGAATGGATATGAATTGGGTTTCTTCAAAACATAGTAAAAAAGTATTTACTGAAGTTGCATTTGAACAGAAAGATCAACAAGGTAGAACTACAGGTCATGTTTTAAAAAATACAAAACCTATTGAAGTTGTATTTGAAGGTGCTAACTTAGATGTTTATAAACACATACCATCAGATAAAGTAAAATTAGATTTAAGTGCTATTAAAGAATCATTTTGTTATCTATTTGTAGGACATTGGATGGCAGGTGATATGGGTCATGATAGAAAAAATGTTGGTTTAATGGTAGATTATTTCTTCCAAACATTTAAGAATAAAAACCAAAGACCAGCTTTAATTTTAAAAGCATCTACTGGTAGAAACAGTTATATGAGTAGAGAAGAAATGTTAAACAAAATTGGTAAAATAAAAAAACAATATCCAAATGATAATTTACCAAATGTTTATGTTTTAAATGGTGCACTTACTGATAACCAAGTAAATGAATTATATAATCATAAAAAGGTAAAAGCAATGGTTAGTTTTACTAAAGGTGAAGGATTTGGAAGACCATTACAAGAATTTTGTTTATCTAAAAAACCACTAATAGTATCAGGTTGGTCAGGACATATGGATTTTATTGAACCCGGATTAGCTATTGTGTTAGGTGGACAATTAGAACAAGTACATCCTAGTGCTGCTAATCAATGGCTTAAAAAAGAATATCAATGGTTTCAAGTTAACCCTAAACAAGCTAAAGATTCATTTAAAAATGTATTTAAAAATTATAAAAAATATGTTGAGGGAGGTAAGAAACAAGGTCATTACATTAAAACAAATTTTAGTTATAATAAAATGAAAGAGTTAGTTGGTAGTATTTTAGATAAAAATGTACCTGAATTTGCAAACGAGTTAAAATTAAATCTACCAGATATGAATACTCCTAGCTTAACAACTCCAAGTTTAAAAAAGATATAAATGAAACAGTTTGATGAAATAATAGATTGCCCTAAATCAGGAGGTGATTTATGTTATAGAATAGAAGTTACACCTGAAATTACTAATTATTTTAGTATGTCTTGTGGTTTTTGGACTAATAGTTTAATGACACCTGATCAAGATTTTTATAAAGAACAATGGGAAGTATTACCTGAAATTTATAAAGATTTAGCTTGGACAGATACTAAAACCGGCTTAACATGGCTACCAAATACAATTAATGTAGCAGAATTAGGTATGGTTTATGCTGATGGTGTTGGTGTAAATGAGTGGTCTTGGGCTGCAGTTAAAGTTGAAAAATTAGATGAACCAGTTAAAAATAAAGATGGTTCAATAACTGAATATAAACCAAACATGAAATCAATAAAACGTTTTCATGAGCGAGATTATATGGATGCACTTTCATATATTGGAGCATTACCTGGAGGAGAAGATGAAAATTAGTTATGCAATAACAGTTTGTAATGAATTAGATGAAATTACTCATTTATTAAATTTGCTTATAAATAAAAAACGTAAGCAAGATGAGATAGTTATTTTATTTGATAAAAAGAATGGTACACCTGAAGTTTGGAATCGTATAACAGAATTAAAAGGTGATAGTTGTTGTTCTTACCATGCAAAAACATTTAAACATCATTTTGCTGACTGGAAAAACCAACTAACAGAATTATGTAGTGGTGATTATATATTTCAAATTGATGCAGATGAATACCCACATGATAGCTTAATATCACAACTGCCAGTTATATTAGAGGCTAATCCTGAAAATGAAGTTTATTTAATCCCTAGAGTAAATACAGTTGAAGGATTAACTAACGAACATATACAAAAATGGGGTTGGAATGTTAATGATAAAGGTTGGGTAAATTGGCCTGATTATCAGTGGCGTGTTTGGAAAAACAAACCAGAAATAAAATGGGTAAATAAAGTACATGAAAAATTAAGTGGACATAAAACCTATGCTACATTGCCTGATATGGAAGGGTTATCGTTATATCATCCTAAA